AGAAAAGACATAGAAGTTTTTTGTTGATGAATAAAATCATATTGGTTAATAGCTGCGTGGACAGCTGGGCATGGAACACCCGCAGTCATGCAATGCAAAGCAAAAATACGAGCATCCAGAATATGCTTATCCATTATGCCATGAAGTTCGCTTGCGATGAGTGGACATTCGATGATAGTACCCCTTGACCACGCGTTAATCACGTCCTGTTTACTCGCATTTCGCGTTCTCATTAAATCAAATCCTTCTAAAAGTGAAGCAGCAAATGTAAAACGTAAAGTATTCATACCGACAATGGGTTTAAATGAGGCGGTAATCTTCTGTTTTGTACGAACAGACTTAATATATTTACTCGTAATTCTCGTATTAACAGCCGAGTTTATGACGGGTGTGGGAATTTCATATTCCAAACCCACTTGAGAACACCATAGTCCCGTATTATTCATTTCGGCGACATCGGAAATCTTACTCATATCATAATTCTCGAGCACCTTCAGGGCAGATCGCACAATGTATCCGTCCATATCAGTACCTATAGCATGCTCTAAACTCTTTTGCATACGATCGTCGTCGTGATCACAATACGCATATAGATCAGCCACGGCTTGTAGCATACCATATTCAACGCCGTTATGGACCATCTTTGTAAAGTGACCAACACCAAAGTCTTCACCCATGTAGGTATGTCTCTTAGCAAATTTGGATAGGAGTGGTTTGTGCATTTCGTACGCACTTTTAGTGCCTCCGATCATTAGAGCGGGACCCGTTCGAGCACCTTCCGCTCCCCCGGAAAGTCCGGTTCCTAGGTAGTTTACCTTTCGTGACTTACACCTAGCCCCACGAGTTCTGGAGACTCTATAATACTCGTTTGAACAATCTACAATCGTATCATTAGGTCTCATGTGTTCGAGTAGGATTCTAACAGTATCATCTGTCGCCTGTCCGTGAGGAAGAGCCGTGAAGACAACACGCGGCCATTTCATAGCATCTACCATTTCACCGATAGATTCATGACCAAACACATTTTCAGATTGTTCCTCTAATGTGACAACCTTGGATTGTGTTTTATTATACACGTGCAGCTTTTGCTTTTCCTGAATATTCAGCGCAAGATTTTTCCCGATAGAACCTAATCCGATTACACCAACAGAACTCGCCATTCGTAATCTATATTCTACCGATTTATTTAAGCTGCTTAAAACTTATTTCATCATATAAGATAGATGCGTCCTGTGATGAGTTTATCTGTACCACGTATATTCCGTGCACCGAATATTAAGGTGGATAATTCAGAGCAACCCGAATACAAACCTAGATCTTATAGTCAGTTTCTCAAAGGTCTCGAGAAGAAAGAGCTTCCACAGGTCCTCGTACGACCCGCTAAGAATCAGGCCGTCTTCACTGAAGAGAATGGGGATTACGGAGATGTCGCAATCGTTCAATCTGATATGTTTTGGGATAAACTACTCGAAAGTGGTGCAAACGTAAACATAGACAATACACAGCCACAGAATCTCGCCGAAAATGTCATCGTAGGATTTTTCGTGTTATACGCTTTTACCATGTTCCGTGCTATATTTGGAAGTAAGGATGGAGGTGGGATGGGGATGCCCAACCCCTTTCTTAAATCGGCAGACTTCGCCATGGAAGAGAATGTGGAGACACGATTCTCTGATGTAGAGGGTATTGATTCTGCTAAATATGAGCTCGAAGAGATCGTCGACTTTTTGAAGAAACCCATGCGGTATTCGGGTAGTGGGGCTAAAATCCCCCGAGGTGCTCTTCTTTCGGGATCACCCGGAACCGGTAAAACACTTCTCGCTCGAGCGATTGCGGGTGAGTCGAACGTTCCTTTCATTCAGTGTTCGGCGGCGAGTTTCGTTGAAATGTTCGTGGGTGTGGGAGCTAAGCGCGTACGCGAACTTTTCGAACAGGCACGAGCGAATCAGCCTTGTATTGTATTTATAGATGAGATAGATGCCGTGGGTAAAAAGCGTGCAGGTGGATCCATGCCCGGTAATGATGAGCGTGAACAGACGATTAATCAGCTTCTTACAGAGATGGATGGGTTTGATGAAAACACGGGGATCGTCGTGATTGCAGCTACTAACCGTAGTGACATTTTAGATGAAGCTCTTCTTCGACCGGGTAGATTCGATAGAAAGATTCAAGTCACTTTACCCAGTGTTAAAGGTCGTAAGAAGATTCTTGGAGTACACGCTCGAGGCAAGAAGCTCGATAAGAACGTGAGCCTCGGAACTCTCGCGAGACAAACGACGGGGTTTTCGGGTGCCGAACTCGCTAATCTATTGAACGAGTGTGCGATTCGTGCCGTGAGAGAGGGAAATGGTACCATCACCGAGGCCATCGTAGATGACGTGTACCAGAGACTTATTGTAGGAGCAAAGGGTGACACGACGTTTACGGGTCATAAGAAGGAGGTCATCGCCTTTCATGAAGCGGGACACGCTATCACGGGTGCAGTCATTCCCGGCTATGATCGTGTGCGTAAAGTTTCCATCATTCCTAGGGGTGCAGCCGGTGGTGTGACATTCTTCCAGCCTTCGGAAGAAGATGCAGAATCGGCTCTCTACACGAAGCGATATCTTAAGAATCAAATGATCGTGGCTCTAGGTGGGCGGGCGGCCGAAGAACTCATCTTTGGAGTTGATAATATCACCACGGGCGCCTCTTCTGACTACGCACAAGTGTATAAGATCGCCCGGGAGATGGTCACCACGTATGGTCTAGGCGAAAACAATTTCGATTACCGAAACTTATCACCTGCGGCTGCACTAATTGTCGATAAAGAGATTAACGATCTCGTGGACGAGTGTTACAAGCGCTCAAAAGAACTCCTGTCTATTAACATGCTTGAACTGAAACAACTGAAAAATAAGCTTATTGAAGATGAACTTGTAGATGGATCGTGGGTGTATGACTTGTTTGGGGGTGATATTTCTTGTAACAGTGTAGACGCATGGGATGATGAAAATGTTTCTTGTACGTTCGATTGAGGTGTCCGACCGGTCGGACACCTTGCGAAATTAAGACCAAAAAAAGCGTTACAAAAACGAGGGGGAGTCAAAAAGTAAAGAACCTTCATTTTTAAAAAGTGTGTACGAACAATTTTTAAAAGTGAATTTTTTGATATTTTGCAAATACTTCGTATGAGTATTTAGTTGGAGAAGGCGAGGCCGCCCATACCGGATTGGATGCGGAGGACGTTGTAGTTCACGGCGAACATGTTAAGGTTCTGCGCGGTGGCACCAGCCTTGGTCTTGATAGCGACCTGAGCGTTGTCAATTCGCGAGAAGTTGCAAGTACCGGTCGGTTGATGCTCCTCGGGCTTAAGTGCGAAAGAATACGCATAGACGCCGGGCACGGGGGAACCAGTGTGGTGCTGGAAGGGCTGGACGGAGTTGAAGTACTTGCCAGACTGCTCCTTGAAGCGGTCCTGGCCGTTAAGCACAAGCTTGAAGGTGTCGACGGGGCCTCCGACCTCCTCAGTCCAAAGGGAATCACCGGCGGCGAGCTTGAGCTGGGGAGCGCCCATAGCCGAGGGGGTGATGAAACCGGCGGTGCCGGCGATCGCGGCAGCGTTGGAAGTAACGGTCTGCGCGGTGGAGGTGAAGTTCCAAAGGTTGGAACGAGACACGGAACCGTGGTCGGCGCAGAAGACGAGCTCCTTGACCGGGTGGTTGTAGGAGAGGCGGATCTGCTTGGTGTTGCCGGCAGTCGCGAGGGCATCGGTGCCGGTGTGCTGAACCTGCTCGATGAGGTACTCGTGACCCTTCTGGGCGAAACGCCTACGCTCCTCAGTGTCGAGGTAGATGTAGTTGGCCCAGACCTTGAAGGTGGAGCCATCGGTGTACTGGTCGAATTCAGACGACAGGTCAAAATCCAGCCTGCACTCGTGATACTGAAGGGCTATTAAAGGAAGGGCGAGACCAGGGTTCCTGTTGAAGAAGAAAATCAGAGGAAGGAACATCTGACCGGAGTCGACCGCGGGGGTGGTCATCTTACCCCAGGTGAGCTTCTTGGACTCATCGAGGTAGAGCTCGGAGTAGAGACGCCACCAGCGCTGGTAGTGCTTGTCAATTCTCTGGCCTCCAATTGATAACTCGACATCCTTGATTGCGCGCTCAGCGGCCCAGCAGTCATCGTCGACGTCACCGGAAGTCACGACAATGGGGCTCTTAGCCTTGAGCTCGACATACATGTCGGACACGAGATCGCCGTTGCGGGCGATCGTCACGGAAACGCGGCCGGAGTCGGAGGCAGTACCGTTCACGGTCTGCTCGATGTTCTCCATAGCGAAGTTAGTGTGGCGCTTGTAAACCGCCTGGAAGAAGGTGACCTTGGGGTTACCAGTGAGATAAACGTCTTGGGCGCCGTAGGCTACCAGTTGCATAAGACCGCCAGCCATTTTGAGAGTAGTTGTACTATAAGCAGAGAAAATAATTTTGGCTAAAGTGCGAAATTTCGCACTCGATTTTTCCTGGACCTACCATAAATGTCTACACAGCCTGAGACGATCGAACCCGAGACCGAGACCGAATCCGAATCCGAGTCCGAAATTTTACCCGACCAGGAGGTCGAGGGGGTCGACCTCACCGAGTACGATCCTGAAGACTTCCCCGATGATGACGATGATTTCTCCCCTATGGAAAATTTGCTCGGTCAGACTCTCACCACCCCTGATGGCGATACCGTCTGCACGGCTCTAGTCTACATTGGGCAGCAGATGGAAATTCAGAACAAAATTTTTATCAAACTTCTCAACACCCTTCAGAAGAAAAATGAGGCTTAGAAAAATGAATCCTAATATTATAAATGCAGGGTCCGGTGCACACCATCGACGACACGTGCAATTTTCATGATCATAATAGCACTTTCTGGACTGAGAATATTATGAAAATGGATATAGATCAGCTAATGAAAATTATTATTCAGCCTAGCGAGAAGAGACTGAGAATCAACGACAAACTCACTGCAACCGAGTCTCTTCACATAGGTTTTGACATATTTTTTGACTCTTCACAACCTAGGGACGGTGGCGGATGTCCACCAGCTATCGATATTGGGGAGGTCGAACGTACCCGTACTTTCATTATCGAACGCCTCTGTGAGGCATACCATCGCGCGCGCACTCTCGAGAAAGATGCCGAATGTGACTTCGACGATGACGACATCAAAGAAGTCACCCTGGCGACTCGAATTAACCGAATGATCGATCGTGTACAGGACGCATGGAGACTCACATTTAGTGTTTTCCGTATCCACGACTTCTCAAACAATCCTAACGCCGTACCTGTAGACCCAGAGTCTGATCCGTCTATTTTCAGGAACTCGACGATTAAGGATATTCAAGAGTTGAAGCCGTATCAGCAGGCTATGTTACAGTTACTCAAGGATTTATACGATCGACAGATTAAGAGATACAAAGAGAATTGCTGTAGGGAGATTAAAACGAAGGATGGTGCAAGTACTCGAGCATGGGAGGTTTTTGAAAGTATTCAAGATTATGTGTATTCAGCCAGCAAAAAGGAACAGTTATACGAACTATGGAAAAATATGACTATGAGTCCTTCTACGCATGGTGATCTTATTCGTCACCTTTCCAAGACGAAGGATATGCAGTTTCCAGAGATTAGAAAGCATCGCCAGGTCTGGTCTTTTACCAACGGCATCTTCATCGGCAAGGAGCTCGTACCCGATAAGTCCACGGACGATGAAAAGTTTTACCGGGCTGTCTTCTATCCGTACACGTCTAAAGAGTTTAAGACGCTCGACAAAACTATTGTCAGCTGCAAATACTTCAACCAGGAGTTTAACAACTACAACGACGTTGATTGGAGAGAAATCCCTACGCCTAACTTCGATAGGATTCTTACGTATCAAAAGTTCGATAAGGATGTGATCGAGTGGATGTATATCCTGTGTGGACGTTTGTGCTTCGATGTGAACGAGATTGACAAGTGGCAGTGTATCCCATTCCTTAAGGGTGTAGCCCAGTCTGGTAAGTCTACTATCATTACGAAGGTGTGTCGTAAGTTCTACGAAACTGAAGATGTGCGAACACTCTCGAACAACGTTGAAAGAAAGTTTGGTTTGTCATCCATCTATGATTCGTACATGTTCATCGCACCGGAGATCAAGGGTGATTTGGCGCTCGAGCAGGCGGAGTTTCAGTCTGTAGTTTCGGGTGAAGACGTTTCTATCGCTGTGAAGCATGAAAAGGCTAAGACGTTTGTGTGGAAGTCTCCGGGTATTCTGGGTGGTAATGAGATTCCCGGATGGAGAGACAACTCTGGCAGCGTTTTGCGACGTCTCATCACGGTTGACTTTAGAAAAAAGGTTAAGGAAGCTGATCCAACCCTGGAAGATCGTCTCGAGGAGGAACTTCCGAACATTCTACAAAAGTGTGTACGCGCGTATCTCGAGAAGGCGCAGGCGCACAAGAACGACGCTATTTGGAACATTCTTCCCCCGTACTTCGAAAAGGTGAAGACACAGGTTGCGGCGGCTGTCAGCCCCCTACTGAGTTTCATGGAATCGCCGCATATTGAATACGGTGATGATAAGAAATGCCCCCTGTCCTTCTTCAAGGATGAGTTTGCTGCTTTCTGTATGAAAGAGGGTAAGTCGAGAACGATCAACTCTGATATTTGGGCGGGTCCTTTTGGTGAGCGTGGCATCAGCGTAGAAAAACTCAAAGAAGATGAGCTTAGCTTATATACGAGATGTGGCATCACACAGCAGCAGCCTAAAACGGGTACAGAACATAGAAACTCTATGTGGGTCATCGGTCTCGATATTGTCAACGTGACTCCTCAAGAAGTGGAGCCACAGCAGCAAGTGCACACAGAGACATCAATTTCTACACAGACGATGGTTGACACGGATGGACAGGAATTAGATGATTAAAATGTTTACTTAATATATGGGTTTATTCAACGAGTTTGAAAAAAATAATACTTCTTCGCCTACTGCCCAAAACCTGATACGACAGGCCCCTTATCTCACGAACCGCGAAAAAAATAGTCTACGAGCCAATGCGACTCGATTAAAACAAAACAACATACAAGCACGAATACAGAGAATGGTCGGTAACAGGTTGAAGGCTGCCGATCTCTCAAAAATGAAGATATCACCTCTACAAATGGGCGTCTTTAACGGTATGGTTAACGTAGATGCCAAGGCCGGTAATTACGCTGTAAACGTTACGGAAATTCTTTATAAAAAGCCTATTAAGAGGCGTCCCATCGCACGCGGATCCGATTTTGAAATTGAAGTGAGTGCGATCAAACTGTTATATGGACGTATGCAAATAGGCGCTAAGCACACGTTTACGGTTGCCCCTAACAAGAATGCTAAAAATAGGCATAAATACTTCGCCGCCCAAATCGACGGCTTCACGTACCTAGGGGGTAAGAAGCAGAAGTTACTCGTGAAGATATACACCAACGGAAAAATGCAGGTCGCCGGTGGTATCATCGACAACAACTCGAGGCAACCGGAGATGATTCGTAAGTTTATCGTGGATAACTATGCATCAAAGTATACGTTTTTATACAATCCCATTCGTTACTATACACTCGTGGGTACGTTTCAAGTTCAAGGTGTTATTAATCTAACCAAAGTTGCACAGGCTTTCGCCAAGTCTCGCAATGTGAATTACGAGCCCGAGCTTAGACCCGCGTTAAAGATGACGTACTACGGTAATAATTTCCAGCTTTTTACTTCCGGTAAGATACAGGTTTTAGGCGCTAAGACTATCAAGGGCTTACACGATGCCTATAACCCCATAGGATATGATCTTGTGAAGACGATGTGGATTATGGGTATGATAAAACCGAGTATGAACATACCCACGGCGGTCGTCAAGAAAACAACTCGCCCGAAAAATAAGGCTGCTACGCTTACCAATAAGAATACCAATATTAAGTATCTTAACGGTCAGAACGCTATAAAGGTAGGTCCGCGCAAGTGTCTCACCGTCGCTCGCCCGAAACTCGTCGCAGTCGCAGAGAAGATGGGTATTGTCGACATCACGAGTAAGACGACAAAGCCCGCTATTTGCGAAAAGATCAAGGACCGTGCGTTTGGTACGTTCAAGGTTGGTAACAAACCCTGTCGCGCGTATAAGAAAGAGGAGCTCGCGCAAATAGCCATCGCTCGAGGTGTGAGTGTGGTTGACAGTGATACCGTGGACACGCTGTGTAAAAAGCTCCAAATACCCAAGGCTGCACCCCCTAAGAGAAGAGGTAGAAAGCCTAAGGTGGTGGCACCTGCTTCAAGGACTGCGAATATCGCGAAGAAATTAAACAAGCGTCGTCTCACTAATAAGGCTATTAAGGAGGATATCAAGGAATTATACGGTAAGCGCTGGCTGAAGAAGTATAAGAACGTGATGCCTTCTTTAAATTCCGACGTCGCAGACATGAAAAAGGTGATCAATGCTCTCAGTCTCAAAAAGAATAAGAAAAATGGATTACCTTTCAAGACTAACGTGAATAAAGTCAAGCGTGATACGGTGCGTACGTGGAAGTTCCAGAGACAGAAGCAGTTAAACAACAAGTTAAACAATCTCAACAATAACCTTGCCGCCGAACTCGAAGGTATGATGAACGTGGCTACACCGCCTAAAAAGAACTCACCGAAGGGACTCAATCGCTTTCCCAAGGGAACGAAGGTGGAACAATTATAAAGAATAGATGACATGTAGATACATGGACGATAGTAGACAACTCTTTGTTGATCACGTCAAAACATTATACAGACACGATGAGTTTCGTATAGACGAAGAAAATCCACGTTGGGATAAACGTATATACGAATCACTTCTCGATAGCGTTTTTTACACTATTTGTGCATACATACGCAGGGAACGCGACACCGATAAAGAATGGGGAATGGGCAATCTCGAGCGAGAGTTTTTGTGTTCGAGAGAATTTATGGACGCAAGTGATGAGCGCAAGTGGATAGACGAAAATAGAAATATACTGGATGACACATGGCTAGTCATTTACATTTTTGACAATGTAACACGAATGACACCCGGGTCACATCGACGCGCGTTATTGTATATGCTTAACATCTTATATTTTGATTTATAACCTTGTGTGGTTCGGCTATTTGTTTTAAGAGTGCCACGTGATATTCAAAATCATATGGCTTAAATTTTTCCTTGATCTCATCGGATAAAGCATACCCCTGATTTCTCCGCGAAATACCGGCACACACCGCCATCCGAACTAAACGTAAAAACTGATCCTCCAACATGATAAACACCTTCATTTGGTCCGGGTGCATACCATCGTATTTCATTTTTTCGTACGTACGCTTCGAAGCGCCTGCGGAAACATGAAAAAACTTAGTTTTGTATCCAAGTACACCGACTTCCTCACCCTGATTTTGACTCGCGTTGTGTAATATGATAAATAATGCAACGAGAAACAGGAACGTTATCATCTGTTAGTACCCAACATATTAAATACGTCATTAATTTTGTGGATGACTTTAAATAGGTCATCCTTCGTTTCACAAGAAGTAGCGTCGATCACTTCGAATTCCATCTGATACGACATGGGATCCTCTGAGTCCATGTCATGACTATCACCGGATACGATCGTCATATCGATAGACACATTCTTACGAATAAACGACACGCGTTTCTTAGTCTTCTTTTTATCCATATCGCGATCAGTGTCCTCGGGGAGTGGAATCTCCTTAGAAATACTGAAACGGATATCAAAGGGTACATTTCCCAAGTGCTTTAGATCATGGTTCTTGATTCGATCTTTCTGGACAATAACTTCATCACCAGTGGCTGAGTCTACGGATATGCGTACACCGTCACTACTGCGATAAAATACTTCCTCTTCGGATGCGATAATACGATCCCACCCCGTGTATTTGGAAAGTCCGTGCATGATATAATCGTGTGCAGATTTGCCAATATTCGTATCGAACATTGTACCATTGAACTTTCCAAGTCGGAATTCTAACTCGATATATTCTTCATCTTTGTATTGGTCAACAAGAGGAAAAACAGTGTCGGTAAGGGAATGAACGTTCATTTTACAGTCTTATTTTGGGAGAAATCTTTAAGTTACTTAGGTGTGATTAATCAAGCTCTTCAATTTCGGGACCGGTGGCCGCCTTGGGCTCCGCCTCGGTTTTTGGCTTGGAAATAATGGGGTCAACAAAGTCTCTAAACTCTTTCTGCATGTGTTCAATTTCATCAAGTTCCGCAGATCTGTTATTATCTATCCATAAGACGGTCTCAGCGACCTTCTCTTCGACGATCTTCTTGTCATCATCGTTCAATTGATCTATCATACTCTTCACCCCGAAGACGTTCGCTTCGAATGCGTTGATGGCTTCAACCTTTTTACGGTACTTGTCATCTTCTTCCTTGTATTTCTCGGCGTCGTTCACCATACGCTCAATGTCATCCTTCGAGAGACGCCCCTTGTCGTTGGTGATCACAATCTTTTCCGACTTCCCGGATGCTTTATCCTCGGCACTCACGTTAAGAATTCCATTCGCGTCAATATCGAACGTCACAGCAATTTGTGGGACGCCTCGGGGTGCGGGAGTAATACCGTTTAAATCAAACTTTCCTAGAAGATGGTTGTCAGCCGCGCGTGCGCGCTCACCTTCGTATACTTGAACATGGACTGAGGGTTGGTTGTCGGCATACGTGGAGAACACCTGTTCCTTCTTAGTCGGAATAGTGGTATTTCTATCGACGAGATTGGTCATTACGCCTCCAGCGGTTTCAATACCCATAGATACAGGTGTTACATCGAGAAGTAGTAAATCTTGTACAGCATTATCAGTCACTCCCGAAAGGATGGCGGCTTGCACAGCTGCACCGTACGCGACCGCTTCATCGGGGTTAATAGACTTGTTGAGTTCTTTACCGTTGAAATACTCAGACAACATCTGTTGAATCTTAGGAATACGCGTGGATCCACCGACGAGAACGATCTCTTGGACCATCGACTTATCCATCTTCGCATCTTTAATGACTCTCTCCACAGGTTCCATACACTTTCTGAATAGGTCTGAGTTAAGCTCTTCGAATCGTGCACGTGTGATGGACGTGTAGAAATCAATGCCTTCATAGAGCGAATCAATTTCGATCGCTGATTGGGCCGTGGAGGATAGGGTCCGTTTGGCACGTTCACAGGCAGTCCTCAGTCGTCGCAGAGCCCTTGGATTATCAGAGATGTCCTTTTTGTGCTTACGTTTGAACTCTTGCGACAGGTGTTGAAGTAGACGTGCGTCGAAATCTTCGCCGCCTAGGTGAGTATCACCCGCCGTAGCCTTCACTTCAAAAATACCGCCTTCGATGTTAAGAAGCGACACGTCAAACGTGCCACCACCGAGATCAAAAATCAAGACATTCTTATCTTCGTCCTTGTTTTTATCTAAACCGTACGCGATGGCGGCGGCAGTGGGTTCGTTGATAATACGAAGGCAATTCAAACCCGCGATCGCTGCGGCATCTTTCGTGGCTTGTCGCTGAGAATCGTTAAAATAAGCGGGAACGGTGACGACTGCATCCTTTACGCCGGTGCCGATGTACATTTCGGCAATCTCTTTCATCTTAGTAAGTACCATAGACGAAATCTCTTCAGGTTCAAAGCGTTTCATTTCTCCTTTGAAATCGACCTCGATAGAAGGCTTATCGGCCATTCCTGAAACTACCCTGAAAGGCCAACTCTTAATGTCTTCTTGCACCTTCGACTCCGAAAACTTACGACCAATAAGTCGCTTTGCGTCGAAAACTGTATTCTTAGGATTCATCGCAGTCTGATTTTTTGCAGCATCCCCTATGAGGCGCTCGGAATCGGTAAACGCCACGTACGAGGGGGTCGTTCTATTACCCTGGTCATTCGCAATAATTTCAACTCTATCGTTTTGCCAAACACCGACGCACGAATACGTCGTTCCAAGATCAATACCAATAGCTTTAGACATTTTGTACTAATAATACGTGTCAAATCTCTAATTAAAGTTTTCTTTCGAAGTAAAAAAATGAGAGGTCTCATAAATGAGGGAACTTCGTGCTATTTTAATACCGCTATACAATGCTTATTTAACCTTCCACAAGTTTCGGAATACTTCTTAAGAAATTCATATAAGGGCGAAGGAGCGTGTATGTTTACCACACTTTTCCAAATCTTCGTTCAAAAATACTGGTCAAACGATAAAACACCCCTCAATCTAGAATCACTCTTATTCGCGTTTCAAAGAAAGTTTCCCCGATTTAAAACCGATGAGCAGCACGATGTACAAGAAGCCATACTATGCATCATAGATATACTCGAACAGCATCAGCCTATTATTAAAGAATGGTTCTATGGTAAAAAAGTTCAGGAAACTATTTGGCCCACCGGAAAATCAGTGAATGAAGAGGACTTTAGCATTCATTTAATGACTTCCAAAGGTTCGGATATAGGAGAGATGCTTCAAACGAGTACGAGCTGGAACGTTCTAGAAGATTTTGTAGATAACGAAGGTGTAAAACATAACGCAGCTTCTACGCGTATGTTATTTTCGAAGCTACCACCCGTGCTCATGCTTTCGTTCGACGTAAAAAATCATATTAAAATTATTCACGAGCTAATTCTCGACGGACACGTCTATAAACTCACAGCATGTGCTATGCATGTAGGTCATCAACACGACGGACACTACGTAAGTTTTGCAAGACAGCGGAATCGCTGGTTCTTTCTTAATGATGAATTCGTGAAAGAACAGTTTCCACCCGATATGGGAAGTTATTACTTTATGGTTTACAGTCTAGAAAGTCGACCATAGCAATATCTTCCCGAATATTCACAAGCGTTCTGTAGAATGTTCTTCTGCTATTGGGAAACGTCTTGTCCGAGCGGAGTGCGACAGGTTTCCACCACATTGGAGAATCCTGGAACATATACTGACACTCGATAATCGCATCTTCTTTCAACCATTCTCGCGCTTTGAGAGGAACCCATTCATCACGGAGTTCGGACTCAAATACCAATTTACCCCTTTCTTGTACATGTAATCTCCACACATCACCCCTTCTTTTTAGTTGGAAGTCGATCGTATTTTTGTCTCGAGGCTTCCATTTAAACATAGTTTCATGAGTACCAGTTTTCACAGTGTCATTAATAGGTGTAAAAATAAGGCCATCGATTTCTTGTTGCACCGTCGGCAGGTACTTATCCATAAACTCTTCAAAATCGGACATCAAGTGGAAGGTTTTCAGGGTCAGTTTCACGGGATCATATTTGAGACTCATGAGCATCTTTTTAAATTTTTCCATATGATCAAGGCGGGTAAGGAAATCCTGATCTCCAATGATCTTCCCACAACTCATAAGCATATCATACATCATAAACGTATCACCGTACATTTCACCCTCGACGATCGTGCCATCGTATACGAGTTTTCGAAAGTTCAAAGGGCAATCGAACATCTCCAACGCACGGTTTATAAAGATCGTCTTTTTCTTATTGTTGAACATGAATGCGAGCATCATGAAACGAACTCCATCCGTCTTTTCACACACGACATACGGACTGGACTTCAGAATGTCAAAATGGCGATATTCGATGGAGATCGGCTGACTGCCCGGAAAGATACCTTTACCCTTCGTGTTCCAGTGATGCTCCATGAAATCAAGCGTGTATTTGTAAAGGGGATCTTCACGCTTTACAGATAAACGTTGCATTATACGTATGTTTTTGGTTTAATCTTTAATTAGCTTTAACACCTGCCGAGTTGATGATGTTTCCGATACACTCGTGAGGGTATGTAAATGTGAGACGGGCACCGGTGAAGGCGACAACTTTGACCCCGGATTCTTTGAAATTTTCAAACATTGCATCCGACTTAGGACTGATTTTTAACTTTCCGGTTCTGCGACACTTGATATATTTGAGGGTGGGTTTACATAACATAAACCAGGATCGCGCAGAGCTTGTCTTTACCGTATACACATTCTCCGAAACTTGGTTCCCGATCTCAGTATCAAAGTTAAGACCCATCTGATGTGTGGGCTCCGATGATTTCTGTGAAACCTTATCCTTGAACACGTCCCAATCAATACCCTCTGTCACACCCGGAAAGACCATAACGTGATAATCATCACGTTTACTTACAACGTGAGAAACCGAATCATCGTCTACTTGAATACCAAAATCAATGAAGAAAATACGGTCAGTATCCTTGATATACTTTTGAATCGCGTCAGCTTTCGCATAAGGATCGTCATTCACGAACACAATCTGGTTTTGTACATCCTTTTGTATACACTGAATATTCATACGAAGAATCGTATGGAGTGTCTTTACATGACACGACCCACTCCGAGTGACGATAATAGTAGTGACCTTCATTGTCTATATTAAGAGCTTAAGCCTTAAGCCTATCATTTAAACATCCCGAGAACGGTAAATTACCCACGTGTCCTAATGTAGTGTGACAATCCGCGTAAATCTTACCTCCCATCTGTTGCCACCGACGACAGAACGCATAATCCTCTGACAAGTAACGCTTGCTCTCGGGGTCGATCATACAATCAAAGAGTGCACAGTATTCATCAAAATCCCTGTTTTGATGATCATTTTTACAGTTCAGTTCCGGATAATGTTCGTGCATTTTAGTCAGGGCTTCACGAGAAATCATCATAAAACCAGTAGGTCCATCCAACACCTCTACGAATCCGTTCACGACTGAACGTCTCGTGGCGCCGATATTCGCTACGAGACTCGAGGATAGAAGGGCCATGTTACGCTCGTCTCCATTCTCGACGGCTTCTCGAGCCTGGTCCCACATGACGACCTTTTTCGGATACACGGCGACGGAAACTTCGTGACCGGATTTTAAAAGACGCAATACAGACTGCGCATCAAACTCAACGTCAGCATCTATAAACATAAAATATTCTGCATCCGTTTTTTGCATAAATCTGCCGATAGACACATTTCTTGCCCGATGGACAAGACTTTCATTTTCAGTTGTATCAAGCATCAACTGCACGCCTTCGCGCATCAAGAGCATCTGAAGATTGACGATACTCTTCATGTACTTTTCGAGGCATAAACCCCCATAACATGGAGTACTGAGAAAGAGTTTAACCATACTAGTTTCTATTACAAATTATTCCTCTAAGTGTCGTTTTGTGATAGTCACAATCTTATTAAGTGTAGGAACAGACACTGAACATTTTTGGCATATCTCGTTTTTAGTGATTCGTGAATTGAGAACCATGAAAATAACCGCCGTAGCTACGCTATTTGGAGATTTACTCATGAGTTCAACACAACTCTCCAGTTTTTGACACATTTTGTTACATGCCAAACGCTCTTCACGCGTAATATCGAATGAATTAAGAAGTCTCGACATGACGTCAAATGGTTTCGTCACGTAATTCTTCTCCGTCTTTTCATTGTCGATAGTTTCAGTAAAAATACTCGTCGTACGACTGATATCCTTACATTGAATACCAAACATATCCGCCACATCCTTCGTTGTGCGAGGTACGTTCGCGATTCTACATGCGTATAAAACGCAGTTGGCCTTGATGCCAGATCGCACGGCTCCTCGAGTGAGTTTACCCTCGTTGAACTTTTTGTATAACGTCTTAGCATCTCTCAAGATACTCTCCGGCAAATCGACGCACGCCTCGTCAATATCTCGATATGCATGATAGAGAGATCTATCTTTGTGATTCATAGAGTTATGAAATGTGATTTTAGCCATGCGCTTATGCTGATAAGTCGAATTATTCTTGGTAGAAATGATGGTACTCTTACCCCACGAGTCGGAAAATAGATCCTGATTGGACGCAGGTACGGCGCATCTCGAAGGATCGGATACACGTCCATCGTCCGTCACTCCACTCGTCCACTCGGCAGAATCGTCAACATAAATTGAGTCAACTCTCCCACACTCCGTACATACCATCCCTTCCCTGGTGAGTGTCTTGTATACAGCGCATTCTTTACATAATCGACTATCTATTGGCTTGATTGTTGGTTTTTGTTTTAAACGGTCGCACTGGGACCAAATAGCAGCCAAAGTTTCTGAATCCATTATGAAAGTACACCTTGTTTTTTTATTTTAAATCGGGCGCACTTAGGTCAAAAATTTATTTCGTCCATTTGAAGACGGGCTCTTTCTTCTATGGCGTTCACCATCTGTTTAAATCGGGTAGACCCTGGACTTCGGGGTTGCCACTCGTTCCATTGCCTGTCGATAGTCGCGTGATCGGGAGGGAGTTCTATGTTATCTATCTCACTATCAGACACTATAAAATTACCCATACTACTTACATCGTCGTCTGATTCGTCGTATAATACACTTTCTACTTCACTGTCCTGTTCGTTGGTTATTACGTACATTCTATCTGCATCATTTATACAAGTAAATACGGTGTCTCCGTCTGTGTGGTGTTCTAAAATACTATCTCCCCTGATAAGATTCGTTTCCTCGTCGAGAGTATACACGGGGGCGCCTTTATATGAGAATGATGACTCAGAATAGTACCGTAGTATAAGATAATCATCGCAATTCTCATCTACTTTCGCATACTGTTCATCTTCTACCTCGTCAATGTTCACTAAAACTTTGAGTAAATCCCCAGGCTGAATTTCGGAAAAATCGATTTCAGAAAACTGTATCATCGTTTAAAGATTTCGGACAAAAATATTGTAGGCTAATAACACACGATATGGGAGTTGAGATTTTTTCAAAGCCGGACTGTAAATACTGTACTTATGCGGAAAACATGTGCAAGGATTTAAACCTAGACTACAAGAAGCTTCTCGTCGAGAAAGATGAACTCAAAGAGCGTTGCGGCCCTCGGGCTGTTACGTATCCACAGGTAAAGATCAATGGCGAACTCATCGGAGACTACTTTGCTTTTCAGGAGTACCTGGAGGAAGCTGAGCCGATGCTCCTACCTACCATGAACAGGTTCACTGTGTTCCCTATTGAACACGAGAATCTTTGGGCTCTTTACAAAAAGGCTCAGATGTCTAATTGGACAGCTGAAGAAGTTGACGTGAGTGCCGACATGGAAGACTGGAAATCTCTTACTGATAACGAGAAGCACTTTATCAAATACATTCTTGCCTTTTTTGCTGGTTCAGACGGTATCGTTTTTGAAAATATCAACAACAATTTTGCAGATGAGGTACAACTTACCGAAGCGCGATCATTTTACGCGTATCAGGTGCACAATGAAATGGTTCATGGGGAAACATATAGTAAACTCATCGATAAGTACATCCGAGATAGTGCGGAGAAAAAGAAACTATTCGAAGCTATCACCACTATTGATCCTATAAAAAAGAAAGCAGAGTGGGCTATGAAATGGTTTGACAATTCACGCCCCTTTGCCGAGCGCTTATTGGCGTTCGCGTGTGTCGAAGGTATATTCTTCTCAGGCAGCTTCTGCGCCATCTTCTGGCTCAAGAAGCGTGGGCTCATGCCCGGCCTGTGCTTTAGCAATGAGCTTATCAGTCGCGACGAAGGCCTTCATCTCGACTTTGCCATTGAACTATTCAAAATGCTCCAAAATAAGCCATCACAAGATACTATCCACGAGATCGTGCGTGAAGCGGTTGAAATCGAGAAGGGGTTCATCATTGAAGCCCTCCCGTGCAGTTTGATAGGCATGAATGCCGAAAAGATGTCCGATTACATCGAGTACGTGTCGGATAGACTTTTGAAACAAGCGGGGTTCGATAAAATCTGGAACACACAAAATCCCTTTGATTTTATGGAAAATATTTCCCTAGATGGTAAGACTAATTTTTTCGAAAAGAGAGTCGGCGACTATGGTAAAATAGACGAAACGACTGACTTAGCGTTTGACGAAGATTTTTAATTGACAATGGGTCGACTGCCATCGGCGCACGACACGCTCAATCTACCAGCTCCAAATTCAATGGAAGCGGGAGCATCCATGTCTTCGTTAATATCCATAGGTGAGAAAACCATACCGGTATCATATAAACCGATAGGAGCCTCAGCCATGCCTGGTAAAGGAGATTCAACCTCTGCCATGCGCGGCGGTGCCATAGGCATCATAGAAACATCCTCGTCCTCCGTCACAGGCTCCTCCACGGGCTCGACCTCTTCCATGGGAACCTCCTCTTCAGGCTCCTCCTCTTCGGGCTCCACCTCGGGAGCGGGCTCTTCGACGGAACCCTTAACCTCGAAACCCTCGTATTTTATATTCATCATACCCCACGTCACGAACATGAACACCACGGTGTGTAAAAGTAAACCGGAGGAAGAGGGGCAGCCGGTAGGACCCGACACCCACTTTCCAAGAATACGGCGCATAAGCCGGTACATGCTGGGATTGGCAATGATGAAGAAGGTGAGAGCCGCCATGAAAGAAATGGCGAGCTTCTTCTCCTGCTTTTTACCGTCGCAACCACATCCACAATCTTTAAAGAGACCCATCGTAATATTAATATATTCTGAGAAAAAAAACTTACTTAAAGTTTGATCGCGTATATCAAATACAACCAACCAACATGTCCACTATGATTCAGCGTTATGAGCAATTTGATCCCTCCACCGTCGTTCTCTCCAACATGAAGAAGAACAAGAATGGTGGGAAGACCGTATACATTAACGCGCAAGGCAACAAGAAGCTTTACCTTCAGCTTCCTTTCATGAGATCTCCCTTCGGCCTGAGTGCTTTCACTGACGAGGCTACTAACAAAACTTCTTATTCACTTGATCTTTCCTTCGATCGCGACAACGAGGATGCCGTTTCTCTCATGGAGAAGCTGACGCAGCTCGACCAGACGATCATCGAGACTGTCGCCAAGAACTCTAAGGAGTGGCTCGGCAAGGCGTACAACATTGACGTTATTCGCGAGGCGCTTTACAAGCCACTCGTTCGCCCTGGCAAGGATGACTACCCTTCCACGCTCAAGCTTAAGGTCATGACCAAGCCTACTGGTGAGTTCCTCGCCGAGGCGTATGATATGCAGCAGAAGGCGATGACCGTTGACGGTATTGAGAAGGGTCAGCGATGCATGTGTATCGTTGACTTCAACCAGATCTGGTTTATCGACAACAAGTTTGGAGTGAGTGTACGCCTTTCTCAGGTTCTCTGCGAGAAGTCTCAGAAGCTTCCTTCTTTCGCCTTCCAGGGTGTCGAAGGGCTTGCCGGCTCTGGTAGTGAGGACGATGCCTCCGTGGACGAGGATGAGTGCGAGATTGATGAGTAATTAAAGCTTTGAAAACAAATAAAAATATGAAACTCGAGAATCAACTCATCGACCGCCTTAATATTGGTAAAAGTCGATACGGACACGGTGTTCGAGTAGATTCGGATACGACGAAGTGGGGTACTCCCGCTAATTCGTGGGTAGAAATGGCGCGTGAAGAGTTATTAGATGCTATCATTTACATAGTAGCTGATTACATTCGCAATCACGAGGATCCACGTGTCATTTCTGAGCCGGACGATAACGAACGTATTTTGGAATACGCGAATAACATAGAACGTATAAAAAATCCTTCACATAAATTACAAATCTGGAATCTTACTAACTTACTACACTCTCAACTCTTCACAGGCGGTCAACGAACATTCTAATTTTGTCGTAATCATCGTCGCATCCGTACACGGACTGCGTAAAAAACATTGTCATTTCAGCCATCCTATACGACAAGTGTGTATCACGATACCTGTCGTATATATCAGCTAGGTCAGGAGTATTGTCGTCACACCACTCGATAATATCTCGATCGGTCATGTCACGATGGAGCCCCCGCTCAATAAATTCCATAACTTCGTCAGTCATTTCCATTTTGCTTACATTTCACTTTATTCACGTCAACTTAGGTTTATCTTGCTTTTTTCGCAGCTTTTTTCGCAGCTTTCTCAGCCCGTCTCGCATTCGCTTTAGCGATTGCAGCTGCAGTCATTCCTTTTTCTCTAAACGTGTTATTCCTTTGCTGCGCCATTCTACCTCCCAGTCTTCCAGCCGCTTCAGCGGCCTTACGAGCAGCGACGCGCCGTTCTACATTAGTCATGGGTTTACCGAGATTCTTTTTAGCAGCAGCAGCTTGCACACTCAGCTTCATTGCCGATGGACCCTGTGCAGGTTTCATCTGAGAAGCCATACGCGCAGGTCGAATTATCTTATTCCGTGTGATGTTCTTGAGAGAAGGTTTCGCGCGTTTTAACGTCATGTTCACGCCATTAATAGCCTTATTACCTCCCGACCCAAGACGTATACCACCGTTGAACCCACCCTTCATGTTAAATGCGGCACTGGACTTAGTGTTCTTCGGCATCTTATTATTCGAGAACGTGGGGTTATTATACTTTGTAGTCATCTTATTCAGACTAGCCTTTATCCGCCGCGCGTTGTATCTGTTTCTAGCTTCTTCTATTTTCTTCTTTATTCTCACAACGTTCAATATCGCGGCATTTTGATTAGTACCCTTAGTAGACTGTTCTTGTGAGAGCCGCGGACGCATGACTTCTTTTTTCAGAGCCTGTAAACCACCAAGTGTATACTCCCCTCTAACGTTAGAGCTTTCGTTCGTGAGCAGCTTCTTTTTAAGTTCGAATTTGTCGTCGAACATCTTTCTTAACTTCGCACGCTTAACAGCCGTATCGCCTTCCTCGTCCACCCTCTTTAACCAGTCTCTTTCATATCTCCCAGTTTCGACACGCTTACCACTGAAACCGGGAATCTTCTGACCGGCCATCACGTTTACACCCGAAATGTGCTTTTTCAGGATATCTTTACCCATGCTACTACCACCCACACTCTTACGCACCTGTGCACCCTTGAACGCGGCTTGAATTTTAGTCGCGGCGTTCTTCCCGCGCTTCAATTCATTTAAACGCGTATTTAACATCTTATCGTAACCTTGAAGCTTCTGCAACTCCCTCTGCAAACCGGTAATCGTTGACGCATCAAACGAAATACTACGACCTGGTTTGTTCCAATCATCCAATTCTTTTGCTGTCGGAAACAGATTGGTGCGCCCCGCCATCGCCACCTTTTGTCTATATTCGATGCGCGCGGTCGTGAGTTCATTCATCGCCTTTTTCATAGCGAGTTTGTTACGCGTCGCCTTATTCTCGGCGAGTTTGTTACGCGTCGCCTTATTCTCGGCGAGTTTGTTACGCGTCGCCTTCATTCGAGCGTTCATGTTATTCTTCTCTTTCTTCGCGTTTGCCTTCGCGGCTTCTCTTTCCGCGTTTCTTTTAGCTCGTATAGCTTCACCTTTCGCCTTGGCATTCGCGATCTTTTCCTGTTTTGCTTTCTCCGCTTTCTCACGCGCCAGGCGATTCGTGTTTTCTTTCGCTTTCTTACGATTCGCCTTAAATTGTGCCAGTGTTCGTGCAGCATTCGCGTTCGCTTTAGCGTTCGCTTTAGCCTTACCCGCAGTAATTATCCGCTTTCTAAGATTCTCCACACCATTTAACGTGACCTGGTTGATGTTTCTAGTAAATTTCACCTGTTTGTTACTGGCCAGTTTTCTTAATTCGTTTTGAGCGTTCCTCTTTTTCTGGAGAGCTATTTTCATTCTATTCGCGACGACAGCACCCTTCATAGCCGCTTGCTTATTCTCTTCAGCCTTTCTCTGAAGCTCAGCCTTCTCGAGTTCAGCCTTCTTGAGTGCCTCATCCTTATCCGTCGCAGCTTTCTTAATATTCGCTTCGGCATTTTTCAGTCTCTTCTCGAGGGCAGCCTTATTTGCAGCAGACTGGAATCTACCGGCTGCGAGTGCCTTGCGAGCCGCGTTCGCTTCGGTCTTTGCCTTATTCCTATTAGCCGCAGCCGCTGCGATCGCCTTATTTTTCTCCTCGGTAATCTCGTTCAATTTAGCCCTGTTGTTCGCATTTTTCTTAGCTTTTAGTTCTGCCGCTATCGTACCTATACGATTTCCCTTTTCGAACCTCTTCGTTAAAATCATACGCTGGTTCATAGAAACGTTATAGTTATTGAGAAGCGTTTCAAATGCACGTCTACGTTTAGCGGAAGCTTTAGCCTTCTCTGCTGCAAGAGCCTTCGCCTTGTTGTTCGCAGCATTTTTTAAATTTTGTCTTGCCTGGTTAAGATTAGCCTGTGCCTTAGCGCGCTCAGTCGCAGATTCCGCCTCGTTGAGACTCTTCTGTGCCTTACGGGCGTTTTGGACTGCCTGTTCCTGTTCAAGCTTCGCTTTTGCAAGAGCATTTGCCTTATTAGCCTTGGCAGCTGTGTTCGCTTCTAAAAGAGCCTTCGCCTTGTTGTTCGCAGCCTTCGCGAGTGCCTCGTTGCGCTCCTCTTTAGCCTTTGTGAGTGCTTGAGTCTTATTCGCCTCCGCTGCATTGATCTTTGCTTGAGCTGCATTAAGCTTTGCCTGAGCTGCAGTTCTTTCGGCTTCAGTATTCGCCATAGCCTGTGCCTTAGCAGCTTCTTCAGCTTCCTTCACAGCCGTAGCTTTTTCGGCAGCTGCGGCGGTGATCGCATTTTCCTTTTGACGACGAATCCTATTCATCTCTTCTCGTCGTTCCGTTTCAATCTGAGCGAGTCTTGCTTTTTCTGCTTTCGCTTTCGCATTAGCCGCCGCCTTTATTTTCTTTTCGAGATCGAGTACCTTAGGAGCTAGTTTTACAGTATTCTTTCCAAAATTATTCTTTAGAACGATTCCACGTACGTTATTCATCGTGAGTGCATTGATGTTTTTCTTGAAATTTAACCCCGCCTCGGCAGCTTTCCTCGAGAGTTCGATCTTCTTGGCGATGAGTTCGGCATTTTGGACGACGGTGACGGGCTTCTTCTTAGCCTCTTCGAGCTCTTTTATGAGCGTATTAATCCGAGCCTCCAGCGTTTTCACCTTCTCCGAATTACCGGCGTTACCAGCAGTTTCCAGTTGCTTCGTGAGCTCTTGTATCTTGGCTAATGCCGTGTCTGTAGACTTCTTGTATGCATTCGCCTTCTTAGATGCCGCGTTTAAGTTCGCCTTCGCTTTATTAATCTCACTTTGTTTAAGATTGATATTCTTAGTCTTATTAGTAACCTTATTCATAGCCAAACGAAGAGCTTCTGTTCTCTCTTTCAGGTTTTTCTTGGTTTTATTGGCTTGATCCCTCTCTGCAGCCGCTCGACGACGTAACGCAGCAATTCGCGTGTTGAGTTCTCCGGCGTGTAACTTCTCCTTGGCCAATTCTCGCTTGGATTGACCTAACACCTCGGCGTTTCTTCGAGCCCGGTTCGCGCGTCTATTTAACTCAACTTCTAACAAGTGCTTATTGTTTTGCATTCTAGTCACGTCGTTTACAGCCTGGCGCTTAATACGCTCGGCTTCGGAAATCCTGTTTTTGGCTAGTTTCGCCTCTCGTAAACGTAAGCGAGATTGCACCGCTCTCTGATGCGAAACCTGTCTCTGTGTATTACGTTTCATCTGCGCTAACTTTACCTCTGCATTGAGTTTGTTTATAGACGTGTTCTTGCTCCCCCTAAAAATTCGACCGAAAAATCCTGGTTTCTTTTCGTTACCCTCACGACGATTGCCCTCGCGTCGGTTGCCCTCACGTCGATTATCCTCACGTCGATTGTTACGGAAACTCTTAATACGATCCCTATGTCTATTACGAATCGCGTTATTCACGGATTTTGGACGCGTTTCATTGGGTCGAGCACCGTTATTACGCCTAGCACTGTTAATGTTCCGGTTCCGGTCCTGGTTCCGGTCCTGGTTCCCGTTCTGGTTCTGGTTCTGGTCCTGGTTCTGGTTCTGGTCCTGGTTCTGGTTCTGGTTCTGGTTCTGGTTCTCGTTCCGGTTCTGGTTACGAACCGTGTTGGCGAACAGGTTGGGAGATCTGGACGTGGAAACCATTCTCGTTCCGGGTAAAAGTATAGGTTCGCGCACACTAGTACTCGCTAATCGTCGACCAATAGCATCCTTTAATTCGGATATGGTCTTATCGGTGTTCACGAGACCAACCTTCTTAGCGAGTCTTTTCACGACCGCAGAAGTCACGTTGGATTTATACAGCGTTTCGTAATCCTTTTGGGTAAGCGGCGATTTAGGATCTAAAAGAAAACGCTTATCTCTCGTAAGCACGAGAGGAGGCATGGGCAAGTTCCCCTTATCAGCCTCTCGGGTAATATCACACATTCGTTCACGGGGGACGTCGACCGTGCGTCCTGTGTGAAGCTTGATGAGCTTCCTGATATTCTTGGTTTTCGCATCAGGATCACAAACGTCCATCTTGTTATAGTCATATAAAATAATATAACAAGTGGGATTACTGGTTGAAACCGTGTAAAAACATACGTAATTTATCATCATAAGACATGTTGAATTTAAAGAGGTTAAACTCACCCGTGTTCACTGATATTGTTTTGTACTTTGATGGGTCATACGTATTGATTCTAAAATCAAGTATACGGTTCATAAATGCACCTATATATTCCGTGATCGATGATATCTTTTCTATATAACGTGGTTCGTTATGTAAAATAAACGATATGATTTTATGATGTGGTTTATTAAAAAATGGTTCTAGTGGCATCACGTCTTTCGTACCCCCGTCTAGATACATATCTCCCTTGTACGGCTTTGTAGCGGCGATGAAAGGTATAGATATACTCATACATATAGCATCTATCACATACATATCCGGATGCGAATCCACGGAGAAGTATTCTGTTCTTCCCCTGTTTAGATTAAACGCCGCTATGTAAAATTTTTTCTTTAATTCTGAAAACGTTGGATTACAGCCGTACATCTCTTCTAAACCATTTCGGACAGCCTCGACGTCTATGAGACCATAGTTTTTTAACAGTGATCGCAATTTATATTTTGCAAGCCCTTCTATATCTAGACTCAATAACTTTTCAAATGCATCATCTAATGATACTTCCAAGGCTAAAAACATGCCTATTAAAGCGCCAGCTGATGCACCGGAGATCTCTTTGATATTTTTTAATTCATTTTCATATTTTTTTAACCGGCCCATGAAAGCAAAAAGACCCATAGACGCTGGGCCTATCACAAGATATTCCATATCGCATCACTTAATAGAACTTAGGAAATTGCTTTCGTAAAAGAGCGAACACAAGCGCGAAAACGATGGTGTGAACCAGGATCGCCGACTGGGAAGTCTTACCAGACATGAACTTACCGGGAGGGATGGTAAGAAGCATACCGGGGCTGAGCACCATGAAGAGCGTGGTGGTCACGAGAAGATCGTTCTGGGTAAGAACGAGACCCATAGCCTTCGCGATGAGCGAGTACACAAGGAAGAAGACGAGGCCGTGGAAGAACACGGACGCCTTATCGGTGCTGACGTCCTTGAACGAAAGCTTCATACCGTTAGTCTTGAGCAGCATACCAGGGCTGAGCGCAAGGAAAAGAACGGCGGGGATGGCTACCTTCTGGGAGGTAAGTAGGGGGAGCATTTAATATATACGCATAATATTTTTCGCGAATGACAAGAAATGGTCAAATGATGCACCCTTCATCATCTGTTCATAAATTCCATTTTCACGGACATTCCTGATCAGGTGTTTCCATACATGAATTAAACGTTCTTCATACCACCTCGTTTGCTCTTGATATTCCCAGGTAACACGACCAATAGTATCATGCTCTGTGTAACAAAATTCAACAAAGTCACAAAATTTACCCGAATGCTGAATGTGTGCATCATAGAGCAGGGTATTAATAGTATTCCACATATGATGAAGTTCATCTGAGTATTCCAATTCCCAGTCTTCTATCGTATGTTCATAGTCGTTGTCAAAATGCTCATTGTCGCTTTCATAATCGGCGTCATTCCCTGTAGTCGCTTCGTAGACGTACTGATTCCAAACCATTATTCAGAAGTCTTCTTTTTGAGTCCAGTTACGGAGATGGTGGAGGTTTCTTTTGTTGGTAAACTCTCGACGATAACCTTTAAGGCAGTTTCCGCCTGCTGATCGTTTCCGTCGAAAAACACGGCAAGTCCTTCTCTGATTGTGTCCTTATTAAGGCCAACCTTGCGAACGCTCTTCTTGACAGTGATTTTACCAGTCTTGGTATTGATGACGTCGAGGCCGTTATCTACCATTAACTTTTTGATGTGTAACTTAAGTGCCTTTTCTGCTTGAGAAAGGACTTTGATATCGGATCTTGCTTCTTTAATCTGCTGATTCAGTTCAACCAGTTTAGAGACGCTGCTCGTGAGATCGTCGGCTTGAATGTTAGACATATACTAAATAAAGACTAATTACCTTTAAGTTGATTTAGATTAAGGCACGCTGCATGGTGTCGGGAGCGATAGTGGAGTTGTTCCACGTGAAAGCATCCTTGGGATTAGGGGGCTCGGCACGGATGGATTGGTTAGCGTTACGAAGGGCGCCACCAGTGGTCTCGGGAATACCGATTTGGCCACGGGGCTCAAGGAAAGACTGGCCAGCGAGGATATCCTCGGGGGCGAACTCACCGAACTCCTCCTGAGAGGCAACCTCACGGGGGAGGAGGGAAGAGGCGAGACCGGTACCCGCCTTCATCTCACAAGAATCAGCGGCGGTAGGCTCGGGGCCTGGGGCAGCGCCCGCGACGGGGGCGTAGGACTTTTCCTTGACGGAGTACGTGGAAGTCTTACCAGTTCTCTTGAGGAGGACGATGATAATAACGCCAACAACGAAGGCAAATAAGACGCGACCATAGGGAACCCGGTTCAAGCGCTTAGTAAGAGACATCTTTTATATACTGTTAACAATTTTTTTTATTGATCATCCTCGAACATATATTCATCGGGATATGTTTCATCGAAAGTCTCCTGGTCGGGTTCATCGGGCTTGGCGAGGCGAACCTGAACAATGTTCCAGGCTGGGCCGAAAGCCTTTTTGGCAAACCAAAGTCCAGAAAATTCGAGGACGAGGGAGCAAATGCTGTCGGGCTGAATATCATCGAACTCGACGGCTTCCTTATCAGCGGAAAAAACCTTTGTATTGGAGATGCGCTCTGCTGAGATAGTGTCGTCCCTGATGTATGCAGACTTGATAGTCTTATCAGCGAGTTTACGACCAAACCAGGCCTCACAGTTTTCAATGGCATTCTGAATGTTCACGTCGTGAAGCTCGTCAATCTTGGTAAAGTCGGCTGGATCGAAGCTGAGGTCGTCAGCGGTCTTTTCGATGATCTTAACATCGTTGAGCTGAATAAACTTACGCTTACGCTCGTCGGTGAATGCGCGAACGTGGTAAAGGCCATCTTCACCCTTGGAAACGGTATCGTAAATCATTTTATGTAAGATATACGTATCATTTCTTTAAACCTATGAAAGGTATGGCAGCTGAACGTTCAAGAAGTGGTTTTGGAACCCAACCATCTCGTCTAGGTCTAAATCCGTACAATGTGTTCTGAACATTTAGGTTTTTGGGAATGGGCTGTGCATTTTTGGGTCGAAGTGCAAATTCGTTCCTGACGTACGCGTTGTTATTTTCACGTTTCCACCTGAGGTTTTTAAGATTAAACCGCTGATTTCCATTGGTACGCTCATATCCTTCTACGACGGTCTTTCTAGGCATGGGATTCAATCCGTGTACAATCTTCTTCGAAAGTCGTTCCTTCGATGGTTCCGTCGTAAACTTTTTATACTTGTAAGGATTGATTTTCATGGCCTTCTGAATAGACACATTCTTACGCCTGGGTGCCTGTCTCGTCGTATATACCCTCTTGAGTTTCGGCTGTATACGCCTCAGTACAGAATCTATGCTGTCTGTGAGCTTGATTTTCTTGTCGAATAATCTAGCCAGTCGTATAAGTCGCTGCCTGTCCTTCTCTTTCTTTTCCGGTCGAAGCTTTAGGGTGTGCATGAGATAAATGTCATCTATCAAAAACTCTTTACTGGCGACATAGACCTTTTTGTTCACTATCATCTTATTCGTGTTGACATTCCTATACGTCACACCTCTTTTCAACGTGCGAACTACATCATATCCAAATTCACGGGGTCGCATGAAGGGTATATCAAGTAACCCCCCTAATGTGACGTTCTCGATCTTGTTCTTTTCCGGAGAGAAGAAACGAATATTGAGATCAAGTGCAAATAATTCGACATCTATGAATATATCACCCTGGCCAGCCCTGTTATTGGTACGCGTCTTTTTCTTCTTGATGAGTGTGTATCGCCTGGTCACGTACGGACCCGATTGCTTGAATCCCAGACCCAGATATTTAATCAGTTTTTTATCCATGGACATTATACGGGACTTAATACGCGTGTTTAACTTTTGGGCAATCTGACCAAGTTTATCCCAAAGTATGAGTTTTATAGCCTGTAACTTACCAAAATACTTTGCGTCGTAATAAATACGCGGAACGAACTTCGCATCTATATCACTCGTGACAATACGTTCATTGTAAGGCATGTACATGTTGAACGCTTCTCCACCACTGACCACCAAATCGCCCATATTTTTCATATATTCACCGATTTCACCTATAGTGTTGAGAATGATATCTCGGCACGCATCGGTCACGAAGACGTATACGAATTTTTCCAGCGATTTCTTCGAATGCGCGCTATGTAAGCGACTTCTAAACTTTCCTAGATCCCTCGCCTCATTACGTTCAAAATACTTTTTCAGTTTGGCATCTCTGAAAAGTAAATTTTCATGTCTGAACTGGTCGATGACCTGTTTAGAATATAATTTGACGTCCATTACTATAGATCAACATTTTTATACATGAAACATTCATTTGCTGATGATATCAACACGCTTAAAGACGAACGACATATATAATACATAATGTCTACTGAAACTGCGTGCAACCGTAACGAATGCCTCGTCGAGATTACCGCTCTTCGTAATGAACTTAAGTCGCTCACTAAGATTGTCAGAAAGATCAAGGCTAAGCTCGACGATCCCAACGGCGAGAAGTCTGCTAAGCGCGCTAAGAACAACGGTTTCAACCGTGAGCAGAAGATCTCTGAGGAGCTCCGCACTTTCCTGGGTCTTCCCGAAGGTCAGCTTGTCTCTCGTAGCACTGTGACCAAGTCTATCAACGAGTACGTCAAGGCCAACGGTCTCAAGCACCCCGACAACGGTCGCATTCTCGTCCTCGACCAGAAGCTTCGCGATCTTCTCAAGCCCCCCGCCGACGTTCAGGTCACTTTCCTTAACCTCCAGAAGTTCCTCAGCCCTCATTACACCAAGGTTGAGGCGTAATCATACTTAAAAATAAAAACACACAATATAATAACAATGTCGATCGACAGGGCATCTGCCGAGAACCTTGTTGGTACAAAAATATCAAACATAGATTTGTACCAAAAAGCCTTTACACACAAAAGTGCGCTAAAAGAGGATGACACATTAAACGGATCGTTTGAAACGCTCGAGTTTATTGGTGATTCTGTTTTAGGGTTCGTAATTACTAAGTTTCTATACGATAAATACGAGAACAGGCAGGAAGGCTTTCTAACGAAAGCACGAACAAAACTTGTGCGCGGAGAGACGCTCGCAGGAATTGCATCCACACTTGAACTGTATAAATGGATCCGGATGGACGAAAAGGGTATGCGTAATCAATGGATACATAACCCTAAAATTCTCGAAGATGTATTCGAGGCTCTTATTGGTGCTATATACATGGATTTAGGTTTACTGCATGCTAAGGAGTTCATACTGCGCATATATAACAATCCTAATTACGTGAATCTCCAATCGATCATGGTTGATGACAATTTCAAGGATCATTTGATGCGATATTGTCAGTCGAATAATCTCAGTCTTCCGCAGTATTCCATAACTTCTCATGATAATGGAGTTTTCCATATCAGTGTATTTGTGGACGGCGTATGCATGGGATATGGATTCGCGAAAAACAAGAAACAAGCGGAACAAAATGCGGCTCGAGCATTCTTTTATCCACCTAAGTCGGCATATCAAAATAATGGATACCATCATCAACAATGAAGGGAGACGACTTCAACCCCAAAAAGCGAGTTACCAAGAACGATAAAAAGCAAAAAAGGGAGGTGTATTCTCAAAGATACGTTCGTACGGTACTTAAACATTTGGAAGGTAAATCAACTAATGCACCCGACAGTGAAAGCGTTGATCGAGAGGGAGTATGCACCCCAGAAGTCCGAGGAGTGGTTAAGTCTAAGAGGAAACATGCTCACAGCAAGTGATGCAGCCACAGCCATTGGCAAAAATCCTTATGAAACCCCGGAAGGTTTACTCTTGAAGAAGTGCGGATTAGGGGAAAAGTTCACGGGGAATGCAGCTACACGTCACGGAGAGTTGTATGAAGACGAAGCGCGTATCCTATACGAACAGCGTCACAATGAAGTTGTTCACGAGATCGGTCTCTGTCCCCACCCCGAACATAAATGGCTAGGTGGAAGCCCGGATGGTGTGAGCGAGTCGGGTAAACTCGTTGAGATTAAGTGTCCTCCACAGAGAGCCATCATTCCAGGTCAGGTCCCAGAGCATTATATGCCTCAGCTGCAAATGTGTATGGAGATATTAAATTTGGAATCAGCAGATTTTATTCAATACAAACCCGCAGCCACGAATTGGCCAAAGCCAGAGGAATTTGACGTGGTTCATGTCAAGCGGGATCGTGAATGGTGGGCGACGTATTTTCCCGTGATGAAAGAGTTTTGGGAAAAGGTGGTGTATTATCGACAGCACATCGACGAACTTCCAAAACCAAAAGAGAAGAAGAAACGTGTATTAAAAGAGAAAGTACATGTTTGTGAAGTAGCGTCTGATCCAGACGACGATTATCACAGTGAATAATAACATGTTAAAAAGTCGGAGTGGAGTGGGGCGTCTAGTTCGTGTAGGTACGGTAATTGGTAGACGAACTACACGCCTCATTAAAACAAATAGACAAACGAGAATAACTCGTGTAGTACCATACGTAGTAGATTATTATAATAACACTGATCCATCCATTGAGTATGTGAAATCATTACTTGAAGTGTTTGTCGAAACCGAAGTAGCTCTCACGGTGTTTTACATTCTCATGGCGGCTTTTTCAATACAGTCGTATAAAACACCTAAGTCGGAAGAAGAATAAATGAAATTTATACAAACAAACAACCAACATTCAACGAACATGAACAAATACACTCTCAATGGCACACTTCACGCCCCGTACCAAGTGGACGGTGTGCAGTGGATGCATGATATGGAACACCAGACCTCGGGTCCCAAAGGAGGATTCTTGTGTGATGAGATGGGCGTCGGTAAGACGATTCAGATCATCGCGACATTGCTCAGGAACCCAAAGCCCCACACACTAATCGTGGTGCCTAAAACCATCGTCACTCAATGGAGTACAGAGATTTCCAAATTTGCACCAGGTCTCTCTACTCACGTTTACGACGGACCCGATCGCACGACCAACGTCGAAGATCTCAAAAAGGTGGACGTTGTACTGTGTCCTTACAGTCTTGTCTACAACAAGAAGACCATTCTTCACGCGATGAAGTGGGATCGCATCGTTCTCGACGAAGCCCATGAAATTCGCAATCGCAAGTCCGAGACTTTCAAGGCCATCTACAAGCTTGACGCGGATATTCGCTGGCTCGCTACCGGTACTCCGGTCTTTAACTCGATCGAGGATTTCGTATCACTTTGTATGTTCTTGGGATTCTCCAAGGATCTCGTACAAGCTATGTACGATGAGATCAAGGACATATACATTCTTCGACGCACCAAGGCTGACAGTGTTGGAAAACTGCCACGCTGTCATTTTGAGAACGTGGAACTCGAGATGTATGACCAGGAGCGACGCATCTATGAACAGGCATTCTTTGAATCACAAGAATACATCAGTGAACTCAAAAATGTCGCCATTTCCATCGGTTCGAGGGCCATGCAGATTCTAGAGTGCCTTCTTCGTGTGCGTCAGACCATGACGTGGCCTCAACTCTACCTCGATGGAATGACCAAGAAGCAGGGTGTCGATCGAATCATCTGGCAGCACAGCACGAAGAAGATTGATACTCTGAAACACGATATCTCTCAGCACCCGGAGGAAAAGGCTGTAATCTTTTGCCAATTCCGCGGTGAAATGGATCATCTCGAAGAGGTCTTCAAAGGCCGCGTTTCGAGGATCGACGGAATGGTCGAGAAGGATGAACGCCACTCTCGTCTCGAAGAGTTTAAGGCTGCCCCAGCTGGAAGCGTTCTCATCGTGCAAATCAAATGTGGTGGTGTTGGTCTCAACATTCAGTGCGCGAGTCGCGTATACATCATGGCTCCATCATGGAATCCCGCCACGGAACTCCAAGCCATCGGTAGGTGTCACCGAACGGGACAGACTCGAGAAGTCTTCGTGAAAAAATACGTGTACAGCGACACACCCGCAGTACGAAGCGTCGATCTCGCTATGATGGCGCTTCAAGGTCATAAAGCTCAGGTGTGCGCAGAAATTCTTAACGATGAAAAGGTTGGATACCAGATTCCGGTAAAATATGAGAAATCCATCGACGCCATCAGGAAAATTTTCCAGTGATATAGTAAAACAATGTACGCTGTCGCCGAAGGTTCTCGTGCCGAAGTTTTCCACGGCGCCGCCGAGCGAACGGCCGGTGGTCTCGTGAAGAAGGATCTCGTTCAGGATAAGTATGGCAACATCAAGAGCAAGGCTGCCGTCGCTGCCGCCAAGAAGCGCATGAAGAAGGAGGGTGCTTCTGCCATGGTTAAGGTCTTTAAGCCCGCGAAGAAGGGTGACTTCAAGCTTGCCCCCAAGAAGGGCACCAAGAAGTACAAGACGCTCATAAAAAAAATGAAGTAAATAGTAAAGGATGACTCTTGCTAAATGGGATGAAGCTGTCCGTGTAGCAAAAATCAAGCTCAAGCTTGATCCAAATAAGTATAGCGTTTTAAAAGGAAAATTATTAAAAGAAGCTCAGTTCATATATAGTTTACTCTTGGAGAGTAAGTAATTAGTCTAAAACGAATTGGAAACCCTTAAGTTGTTGTGGTTCATGCACAACAAGTTGATGCAACTTCCAGGTCACCCCAAATTTCTTGTTTAGAAAATAGACGCTAGTCATCTCGACAATAGCAACTCCAGAATTTCTGGCATACAACTTATCAGAAGCGGCATCCTTGAGGTGCTCGCGCTCACTGTTGAACACACCCGGTTTAATCATTCCATCGGTAGTCGTGTCAACCTTGACCCGGAACTTGGGCTCCCTATCAGGGGAGTGTTTTATATTTGAGTTAAACATCGGTTTAAGTTCGTCAACGGTCATATGCTTACTGAAAATAGATTCACTTTGCTTACTCACGTTTTCGATGATGGTTTCTTCCATCTTTGTTAGGATGTCATAAAACGCTTTCACGTAGTTACCCTCTTCATCGTATCCTTTCATAGAAAAGTCGACATTCCACTTGGTGTTACCCACGGGTGGTGTAAAACCAGAAATACCGAAAGGCATATACATTCTAGGAATTTGAATACGAACGGGTTTACCCTCTTTCGTACTGAAAGAGATCTTCCGCCCATCGTATTCAAGGATATCCAAATTATCGATGAGGGTATGAAATTTTGCCATAATACTTGATTATACGCCTAAAACTTTAAGCTGAACAAGCTGTACATTCAGCTTCAAGACTAAATTGGATTGGTCGAGCCTTCGCTTTGCTTCGCAGGTAGTACATTCCGGTCTTCAAACCGGCTTTCCATGCATACATGTGCATAGAGGATAGTTTGGATAGGGTGGGGTTCTCAACAAAGAGGTTCATACTCTGACTCTGATCCACGTACACACCTCTATCAGCTGCCATATCAATAATAACCTTCTGACTAATTTCCCATACAGTCTTGTAAAGAAGTTTAATATCGTCAGGGATGTCGGTAATGTTCTGGATAGACCCACCCGCCTTGATCATGAGATCCTTCATTTCTTTCGACCACAAGCCCACCTTTTGAAGAGCTTTTACGAGGTGCTTATTCACAACCACGAACTCACCCGCGAGGGTGCGGCGGAGATAGATGTTGGTCGTGTAAGGTTCGAAGCACTCATTATTACCCAAAATCTGGGAAGTACTTGCCGTCGGCATGGGTGCGAGGAGTAGACTATTTGCGACCCCCTTCTTCACACGCTCACGCATGGCGTCCCAATCGTAGAATCCGCTGTGAATGGATTCACGATCCCACATGTCGAACTGAAGAATGCCCTTACTGATGGGACTTCCTTCGAAAGACTCGTAGGCACCCTGCTTTTCCGCGATTTCACAACTCGCTTCGAGTGCACCGTGATACATAGTCTCAAAAATATACGCATTCATCTTACGAGATTCTTCATCTCCGAATGCATATCCACAAAGAATGAAGGCGTCTGCCAATCCCTGAACACCAATACCGATCGGTCGATGCCTAAAATTGGAACGTTTCGTATTCTCCGTAGGATAAAAATTACGGTCAATGACCCTATTAAGGTTATATGTGAGCGTCTTGGAAATGGCGTGTAGCTTTTCGTAATCAAACGTTCCATCTTTCTTCACACATGAAGGGAGTGAGATAGATGCTAGGTTACACACGGCGGTTTCATCCTTGTCCGAATATTCGATAATTTCACTACAAAGGTTAGAAGACTTAATCGTGCCGAGGTTCTTTTGATTGCTCTTCTTGTTACACGCATCCTTGTAAAGCATGTAAGGTGTCCCCGTCTCACTCTGCGACTTGATGATCGCCTTCCAGATCTCGGAGGCGGGAATAACCTCATTCGCGAGACCCTCCTCTTCGTATTTTGTGTATAGCTTTTCGAACTCATCACCATACACATCCGACAGACCCCGGGCTTTGTCGGGGCAGAAAAGAGACCAGTTTCCACCTTCTTCGACTCGTTTCATGAAAAGATCTGGAATCCACAGGGCGCTAAACAGGTCTCGGCAACGAGCCTCCTCGTCACCCTGGTTCAACCGAATATCCAGGAAATCGAGAATATCTGCGTGCCAGGGCTCGATGTACATGGCAAAAGACCCCTTTCTGCGACCCGCTTGATTGACGTATCGGGCAGTCGCGTTGAACACGCGAAGCATTGGGATAATACCGTCAGACTTGCCATTCGTCCCCCTGATAATTGAGTTATTAGCTCTCACATTGTGAACATGAAGACCGATCCCTCCTGCCCATTTCGAGATCTGGGCGCACTCCTTGAGAGTGTCATAAATACCGTCGATGGAATCGGCTTTGTTGGCGGTGAGAAAGCATGAAGACATCTGTGGTCTATGCGTCCCGGCGTTGAATAGGGTCGGGGTCGCATGAATGAAGTGACCACGGGACATGGACTCGTACGTGTGTACAACCGAATTTACATCGTTTCCATGAATACCTATGGACACGCGCATAAGCAAATATTGGGGCGTTTCAATGATTTTACCCTCGACTCTCTGAAGATACCCCTTTTCTAGGGTCTTGATTCCAAAGTATCCAAAATCAAAGTCGCGCTCTGGGGAAATGAACTTCTGTACATCCGCGGCTACTTCCATAACTTCCTTCGTTACGATGTTGGCGTTATACAACTGAGTCATAGCATCGTAGAAGGTTTTGGGGGCGGTCTTCTGAATATTACTCGCGACGATGCGAGTAGCGAGTATCTCATAATCGGGATCACTCGTAACCATGCCAATACATATCTCAGCGGATAACGTATCTATTTCGTGTGTGGTAATATTGTCATACATTGACGAAAACACCTGTTTTGCGATGAGAGAAGCGTCCACTTTATCGGAAAGTTCGTATCGCAATTTGGAGATCCTGTTGGTGACCTTATCAAATTTGACGTCTTCAACATGACCGGACCGCTTAATAACCCGCATGATATTGATAATACATGCCTATTTTTTAATTACATTTGAAATCTTCGCTTCGAACGGGGACGGGGCCGACCGTCTCAGCATACCTGTTAGGCTGGAGGAAACTCGTGTTGACATTGAAATTACCGGGAACACCTGGAGGGGACACGGGAGGGTACGAGGCGATGAAGCACTCGGGAGCCTTGCACACAGGGGGCTCCATGTTGCAGGGCTTGGTATTGTAAGCCTCGTCAAAATCAGCAGCAGCTATCATTTATTATCTACATATACTTTTTTTCCTGGACTATATTAAATGTGTGATAGACTTCACCTTAATTCTCTGAAACAAACGGAAACCCCCCTGAACAAACTATTCTTTTCGGAGTTCAACATACAGATAGTTCAGAAAGCTATCCGCCAGGCGTTCAAGGATAAGACCGGCGTCTCCATCGACTACCAAAATGCGAGCGATCTTTACGCGATCATGCGCGTCGTATTTATCAACAACGCGGGTAACCATTTCGAAAAGGTCAATGAACAGGTTAGGGCCATGAACTCCGTCGTCATTAAAACCGTTCTCCCTCAGATTCAATCGGGTGTGGCACAATATATGGGTTACATAAGAGATATTGACACCCTGGTGGTTCCCCCTAATCCTCCGGCGAATACGAGTACATATGGCATGAAACTCGACGCCAACGATAAAATAGGCGTATAAAGGATTGCAACATGATATGTATAAGTAAAAATGTCATTAAACTTTTACAAATCGGAAACGGAAAAGATATGCAAGTCCAAGGGATGGGACCGCGCTGAAATTAATACAGTCTGGCTTCTTCTTTCAGAAGAGTTTGGAGAACTCGCTTCCGCCATTCGTCAGTCTAAGAAGACTTTTAAGAAGTCTAACATGAAAAAGGATAAGGGAGTTGACATCATGATGGAAATGGGAGATGTATTTAGTTATTTATTCCAACTGGCTCATATGTTAGATGTCGATCTGGATAAGATGTGGATCGAACACGGAAAGAAGATGTCACACAAAAAATATATCTCTTGATAGTAGTAAAGATGAGTAAGCATATGCTCAGCGATCAAGCATCGATCGATAAAATTAATCCGTACGTGGCAAGGGAATTTTCTTTGCCAGGCTCCAGTCGAAGACCCAACTCGTTTGCTCCCCACAAAAAGGCAGAAGAAGAAGGTATGCCTGAAAACGAACACATCATATGCGAGTATGGTGTGACCGCTGGTGATAAGACGGTTGATTTTTGCAAGGGAAAGAGTGCATGCGAACTTTCGAGACCACTCATTCCAGGACGTAATATAGATTTAGGATATGACGAACCCAAACCCTCCGTTATACGTGAGAGCGCGAAATTCGTTAAGTCTATCAAGAAGTTAGACGCTTTTACTATTATCATTGTAGTTCTCATAATTCTTTTACTATCGACTTTAAAACGTCGATAAGAGCGATGATGCGCTTTTTATGTCCACATTTCATAATCACTTGAGGAAATGTATAGAGACACAATTCTTTGATAAACTCTCTCTGCCACTTGGATCCTTTATTTATGATAGGAGGTACGAAAGTAGGATCAATAATCTTAATAGCGTTCATTAATCGAATCGTACAATTGACGTCAAAGTTTTCACACAAGATGTCTTCCAGTATGATAGTAGCCATCACTCGTCTCGTTCGAGTCGTGTTCACTATCATATTCCCCAAAAAATCTGCATATGAAGTAGATCCATGCTTAAACTTAATCTCCACCCAATCTCCAATTGGTTTGGTATTAAAACAAGCAGATTCGTTTATATAGCCGTCCCCTTCAACATATCGAGAGTATTTAAGTTCAACGTTGGGAAGATTTGTACGCTCGTCTATAAACGCGCGAGCCTCCTTAACGAAGGAAGGCATATTTACACTCTGGCTTAAAATCTAGTTTCCTCTCTAAATCCTTTAACTGCTCTTTCTTTTTTAATTCTATACCAACACAATTGTGTTGTTCCAATCTAAAACACTTAATACAAAATTCACCATTGCAATATTTACAAACCATGGGAACGCCGCATTTCTTTTTGCATTGTTGACACGGCATTTATTTATATCGATTTATTTTTTTAACCTAAGTCGAGGTTCTTTATGTTAGAAAGTATGTTTAAAAATGTTCTCGTCTATCGCGAACAATACGTTCTCATATTTACTGACTCAGGATGAGTTCAGGAATAAATGCCCCGAAAAAATTCGTCCTTCCAGGATCAAGCTCACGACGATTACCATGATCTCCGCATTCTCGAAGCCAATCGAAGTCAACAAGATTCGTTCAGTATTCGAAGAACTCGGGGAAGTTCGTCTTCATCGCAACGATACATCTAACCAGGCGATCGTTTGGTCTTTGAAACCGACGACATTCTACAACCAGATTACTCTCACATATGACGATGGTCACAGTATCAAGTCAATCAAGATCTTTCCCAACGGAAGTATTCAGGTTGCAGGTTGTGAAGATCTATTCAACTGCAAATATGTCATCTCTGGTCTCGTATACATCTTACAGTCTTTCGACGAGGATATTGTACCACCGGCTGACACGTTTCGCGTGGTGATGATCAACTCCAACTTCAGTCTCAACTACAACATCAATCTCATGATGACGACGCAGCACTTCGAGAAGTATTCCGATGTCTTCAAAGTGTCATTTGAACCGGATCGTTATTCTGCGGTCAAGATCAAATTTAAACCAGCAGGCGACATGAAAGAAATCACGACCAGTATTTTTGGCACGGGAAAGATCATTATCACCGGAGCCGAAACACTCAAGGAGATCGTGTTTGCTTACAACATAATCAACCAGCACATCAACGATTGCCCGGCTATCAGGGTTTCGAAGGTTGATGTATCAGATGACTTCAACGACTATTTTGGGTA